GAGGTAAGAAATTTATAAATAAAAGACCTGTCGTGTTTTTTACAGGATACGACAACTATGAGAGAAAAAATATATTTAGCGGATTAGATCTAATACTAATACCACCTATTTTCAGAATGTATTTTTTTGAAAGAGTACAAAGCGTTTTCCAAGATCAGATTGAAAGAAATATAAGAAAAGATGAAAATGGGGAGGGAAGAGATCAATCTCCTTTAAAAACTGATTATCAAATAATGGAGTCCATATTAAAAGGAATCCCATATAAGCACTCATATAGATCTTGGGATTTAAAAAAAGTTAGGGACGTTGTGGAAATTCCTTTTGAAGATTGGACTAGAATAGTATATCTTGATACTAGGTCAATTGAAGGGACCCAGCTTATTGAGATATATAATAAAAATTCACAAGTCTAATGGCTGGATTGACCGACGAAAAAAAATCTTTTTTTAGCTCTATTATAGAGAACATAAAGAAAGTGGGCAGTTTTGGAATGGCATACGAAGATCTTGTCGTGAAAAACTCCCAGGCAGTTGGTATTACTGAAGCACAATTTCTACAAAAAGGAGGCATAAAAGACGAAGCTTTCTTATTTGGATTAAGGAGAGCAGATACAACAACCAAGCAATACATAGCTTATTTTGATAAGGACTATAAAAACAAAAGACATTATCTTCAAGGATTTGCACAAAATCCCGAAATAGAGTTTATCTTAGATACTATATGTGACGAAACAATAGTTTACGACGAAAAGAATTTCTGGGCTTATTTCTCATTCATGCAACACGATGATGTAGATGAGGCGGCATATGAGAAAGTACAGAAAAGATACAAAGAGGTCTATAACCTGTTCGGATTTAATCAGGATATATCAGCATGGCATTTATTCAGAAAATTCCTAGTTGATGGTAATATAGCTTTTGAAATTGTATTTGATAAGAAGGGTAAAAATATAGTAGGATTTAAGGAATTAGATCCTTGGTCTTTAATTCCAACGGTAGAAGCACAACCAGATGGGTCATTTGCAGATATCTGGATACAGTATCCGGATAATCCTGCACTTACTAGAAAGCTTTACGATTCTCAGATTATCTATATAAGTTACGCTAAAGGAGGCGGTACTGCAGCTAGAGTTAGCTATTGCGAAAGAATGATAAGATCATTTAACCTTCTTAGGATTATGGAGCACACTCGTATTATATGGAACGTTATGAACTCCTCATACAGGATGGCAATGACAGTTCCAATAGGTACTAGATCCCCGCAAAAAGCAAAACAAACGCTGGGTGAACTTATGTCAATATACAAAGAAGATATAAGATTAGATACAGATAGTGGAGAATTAAGTGTAGACGGAAGACCTAAGATACAATTCTTTAAAAACTATCTAATGCCATCATCCCCTAATGGTACACCAGATATACAACCTTTACCTGGTGGTGGTGATGCTACAGCATTCTCCGACACAACAGTACTTAAGTATTTTGCTAATAAACTTAGAATGGACTCTAAGATACCTGCTACCAGATTCGGAAGAGAAGAATCCGGATCTGAGGGTACAATTACATTTACTGCGGAGGGTCTAGACCAAGAGGAAATAAGATTTGCTAAATTTATAAACAGATTAAGATCAATATACCAGGAGATATTAATGAAGCCTCTTTGGGTTCAGTTCTGTTTAGATTTTCCACACCTTAAAAAAGATTATATTATTAAATCTGAATTTGGTCTCGATTATGTTAAGGAAAATATATTTAGAGAGGCTAAAGAGATGGAGGTAATGACTGCGAGAAAGGATCAGGTGATTAAAATATCTGCTCTTATGAATTCGGCAGGCAAAAAATACTTCAGTATGGATTTCTTAGTTGATAGATTCCTAGGCATGAAAGGACAGGATCTAGTAGCTAATAAGAAAGCAAAAGAAAAAGCTGCAGAAGAGAAGAAGAAAGCAGAAGAGGCTGCTGGAGCTACAGGAGAAGCAGGAGCTACAGGGGAAGAAGGCGGAGCAGCTGGTGGAGACATGGGAGAAATTTAATAGATAATGGCAGGATTTTTAGATAACTTAGGAAAAATTAACCCAAATATCTCCAGGATATTAAAGACCATTAGTGGTCTAGGGTCATTTGGTATGGAATACAAAGATATGGTCATAGAAGATTCCATGGCTATAGGTGTTTCAGAAGCTAACATGAGAGAAAGATTCGGATTTACTGAATCTGATGAAGATTTTATCTATAGCATAGCCGCTCAGGATACTTCCAATAGAAAGTACATAGCTTATTTTGATAAGGATTACCCGTTTAAAAGAGATTTTCTTAGAACATTTGCTTTAAACTCCGAGATAGAGTATATTTTAGATACTATATGCGACGAGGCAGTAGTTTATGACGAGAAGAATTTCTTTTGTCATCCAGCTCTAATGAGCATGGATCTAAAGGACGATGTTGTAAAGTCAATGAGATCCAATTTTAGAAAATTATATGTTCTACACAACTTTGCAAACGGTCTTACTGCTTGGCAATATTTTAGACAATTAATTGTCGAAGGATTTTTAGCTTTCGAGATAATATACTCGAACGACGGTAAAGAGATCGTTGGATTCAAAGAACTTGATGCGGTAAGTTTAACTCCCGCAGTAGAGAGAAAGCCAGACGGTACAAGAGAAACTATATGGTGGCAATATTACGGAGAAACAACCAGACAAAGAAAACTTTTAGATGCACAGGTTATTTATATCTCTTACGCTAAAGCTAATGTTGTTTCAAGGGTTTCTTATACAGAAAGATTAATAAGATCATACAACTTATTAAAGATAATGGAGCATTCGAGAATAATATGGAATGTCATGAATGCCCAATATAGAATAAAAATGACAGTTCCTATCGGAAGTAAAGCTCCACAAAAAGCCAAAGAGACTTTAGGAGAGCTAATGTCAGTATATAAGGAGGATATAAAATTAGATACCACATCAGGTGAGCTTTCTATAAACGGTAGACCCGATATACAATTTTATAAGAATTATCTTTTTCCTCAACAAGGAGGAGAATCAGTAAAGATAGAAACATTAAATGCTCAAGGCCCTAACCTTAATATAATGGATTCTGTTGTTTATTTCTATAATAAACTAAGACAGGATTCAAAGATACCTTACAATAGATTCTCATCTCGATTTGGTGTTGGATCTAATAACGTTTTTAAAACTGCTGCTGATGGAGCAGAAAGAGACGAAGTTAGATTTGCTAAGTTTATAACACGACTTAGATCTATATTCCAGGAAATAATAGTTAAGCCACTATGGATTCAGATGTGTCTAGAATTTCCCGAACTTAAAAATGACGCTGAATTTAGAAGCCAAATAGGAGTTAAATTCGAAAGTGATAATATGTTCGGTGAATCTAGAGAGATCGAACAGTTAATAAAGAAAATAGATTTCATAACAGCAATGGGAGAAATAAAAGAAACTGTAAAGGAGGAAGAGGTTCAATATTTCGATCAGGACTTTATGATAGAAAGATGGCTGGATTTAAATTATGAAGATATTCAGCTTAACAAATCCTATATTAGAAAAGCCGAGGAGGAAGGTAAATCCGGAGCAACAGGAGCAACAGGAGCAACAGGAGCAGAGGCCGGAGGAGCTGAAGCTGGAGCAGCAACAGGAGCTGAAGGCGAAGGAGCAACAGGAGCGGCAGTTTAGGAAGAAATTTCGAAAACTTATTATTTTTAGACGATATAACAATTAAATCCTTTTTGTTATTTAAAACGGATTTCTATATTAGCTAAAAATATTTTTCATGAAAAAAGAGCTGGGAATTCTCCTACAGATAGAAAATGCTACAGGAAACGGATCTCAAAAGATCAAACAAGATTTAATAAAAGATAATTATTCCAGAGAATTAGAATATCTTCTTAAAGTAGCACTAGATCCCTTTCTGACAACCAAGCTTCACAAACTACCAGTATTAGAAGAATCTCCCTATGAATTAGATACTGATCTTTTTGAAAGATTCCAGGATCTAACAAAAAGATTGTTTGATGCACCAGCAGCAAATGATAAGCTTAGAGAGGAAGCTTTTGAAATAGTTAATTGCTACGCTATATCTTTCGAAGAAAGAAAGATGCTTGGCAAGGTGTTAACAAAGAGACTAAATATAGGCATCGGAGCTAAGCTAATAAACAAAGCTTTTAACAAAGAGGTTATTCCAGACCCTAGTCTTATGTTAGCTCAGGACGACGAGGATGAGATTAAAAAATGGGAAACAATAGTCTGTGAAGAAAAGTACGATGGCGTTAGAGTTATTGCATACACGTCGGGTGAGGAGGTTAGATTTTATACCAGAGCATTCAACGAAATTCCTAATCATTACTTAGAGAAAATAGCGGAAGAGTGTATAATACTAATTAAAAACTCCGGGCTTAAAGGTGATTGGTTCTTCGATGGCGAGTTGACAGATCTAAATCGAAAAAGTGTATCTGGTAAAGTAACGCAGATGTTAAAGGGAAAACCTATGAATTCCATAGGTGATGATCTTATTTATAATGTATTTGATCTTGAAGATGGGGAAACTCTAAAGAATGGTAAAGGGGTAATCCCTTTTGATGTTAGAAGAAGTACCTTAGAGGGTGTTTTTATGACGTATAACACATCTTCTCTCACTCTAGCAGATTCTTTCTTAACTTCAGAAAAAGAAGACATCTACGCTTATTATAATAAGATAGTTGCTAGAGGTGGCGAGGGTGTTATTCTTAAAAACCCGGATCACGTTTACGAATGTAAAAGATCCAAAAATTGGATAAAACTAAAAGAAGTAAACGATTGCGATCTAATTATAACTGGGTGGTATCCAGGAGAAGGAAAAAGAGAAGGGTTAATTGGGGGCTTTTATTGCGAGGATTCAAGCGGTAAAGTAAAAGTAAAGGTTGGAGCGGGGTTTACTGATAACGATCTTAAAGAACTTAGCCAAAATCTAGATTCTCAGATAGGAAAAGTTTGTGCTATCCAATACAATGTTATTATAAACGACAAAAATGATAATTGGTCGTTGTTTTTACCAAGATTTATAGAGATAAGAAACGATAAAGATACAGCAGATGATATGAGTCAATTTTGTAATTAATTAGAATTTATGGAGAGAGAAAATACAAAGTTTGTAAAGTGGGAATGCAAGGAACACGGATTTACCGATTTCTATACGTACCGTAACGGAAAGAGATACAAGTGTGTCACTTGTGCAAGAAAACAGAGCAAAAAATGGAAGGGAG